GCCTTCTTCATCGCCTCTTCACTCGTCTTGGAAGTGCCGATTAGCTTGCCCTGCTCGTCATAGGAACGCCAGAGTTTGCCACCAGCCTGTTTCAAGACTCGGTAGCCGTCAGGGTTGGTCATCGCTTCACCGTTGGGAAGCTGTTCTTGAGTGAAGGCATCGGGCTGGAAGTTCTTCATTGCCCTCTCGTAGGTCGTGCCTTCTTCAAAGGCTAGACGTTCACCAGAGTCAACCAGCTTGGCGAAGCGTTCAACTCGATAGCTCTTAATCGTGTTCTGTGACTTGTTGATGATGCTGTCAGGAGCATTTACCAGCGTTTCACCATTCCGCAGACGCAGGCCAAGGGCATCGTAAAAGAGATTACGCTTCTGTGATCCCTTAACGCCACCACCAAGAATCACTTCAGAAGGCACTGCGTTGATATTCGTCAGATTTGTCAGGTAAGCACGGAAGTCCTTCAGGGCTTCACCGGCATTTCCGTAAAGCCCTTTGAACTGCGGTTTATTGAGAGCAGTAGCGAGACGATCACGAACTTTGCTGACATCAACGGCACGAATCAAAACACCGTCCTTGCTGTTTACCTCGACTGAATACGGCAGAATCTCATTCTGACTGGCAGACTTAACACCAGCGACCATCTTGTTTCCGCCTCTGCCACGAGTGTAAACACCATAGTAACGAGTGTCGAAGGTAGCCTTGTCGAAGTTCTTCAGTGAATTAAGCACTTCACGAAGAGTTGCAACAGAGGACTGATCTAGTGCTCCACTGGAAAGAATCGTGTTGATAGCGGCATCACTGAGCTGACCTTTTGCGGTCATCACAGCTTTTCCAGTGCTATCACGGCTGAACTCTAGGCCGATCTTCTCAGCATCTGGAAGTGCAGCAAGCCTAGAGGTCATGTCCTGCCAGCGTGCAGTGGCTTCTGCGTTGATTTGTGTCACGCTTTTAGGCGTTCCATCAGCATTTACAATGCCCTGTGCTCCTCCATAGGTTCTCAGCCATACAGCTCTGTCTGCTGGATTCACAGGAATCAGATCAGGCTTTGCCTTAGCTTCAGGAATAACTGACTTCCTGGGCTGCATAGCCTTCTTGATGATGGCATCCAGTTCAGGAATCCTGATCTTCCTGCCTTTAGAATCTACGAAAGCACCAGCAGCACTGTTGAAACCAAGGTCTTGACCTTGCTCCATCAGCACCGTCCTGAACTTGTCAACAATGCCGTCCTCGATGCTGTTGAGAACGCGACGATAAACAAGCGGAAGCCGATCAGGGTTGAAGCGGCCGGCACGAAGTCTGCCGAACATCTTGCCTGCATACGTTGCTGTTAGCTCATCAGCGATACGAGTTCTAGCCTCAGACAAAGCAGCTGCATCAGTCGTGTTTCTCAGCCTGTTTGCGTAGCCCCTAAACTCATTAGAAGCTGTCGTGTTCTTGCCATACGAGTCAGCGATCTGGTCTGAGATTTTAGCCAGATCAACGTCATTGAAAACGCCAGGACGGATGATTTCACCGTTAGTCGGATCAACAGTGCCGAAGATAGCTGATTCAATCTCTGGCTTGAATGCTCGATTGATTGTCGAGGCAAACAGCACATGCGTTGCTTCATGGGCAGCAGTGTCACCAAGAATCCTAGTTGGATTCAGAACGACTTCTGTGCCGTCAACGTTCATCCAGCCTGGGTTCTGCCACTGCTTAATCTCGTCAGGAGTTGCCACACGAACCCTGCCACCAGCAGCTTCTGCGACCTTCATGGCATCAGCCTGGGCAGCAGCTTTCTCAGGGCCAACCTTTTCGACAAGACGGTTAAAGGTTTCAGACCATGCTGCCTGTTCCATCTGAGGACGTTCAGAGATGAACGTATTAATGTCCCCAACAGCTTGCCGTGCAGTCCTGGAAGTCGAGTAGCCAAGGGCTTCCTTGCCTGCTCCGAATGCGCTTCTGAACGCTCCCGACATGCCACCGAAGGCAGCACCACCACCGGCACCAGCAGCAGCACCTTCAAGGTTGCGTTCTGCGAGGTAGCCAAGTCCTGCGCCAACAGCAGCGTTCTGAGCACCTTCCTTGAGTGCCTGTCCTGCCACCCTGCCAAGAGTGCTGGTGAGAGGCTGAATCTGCGCCAGTCCAGCAGCTAGCTTCCTAGCAGCAGGAGAGATGTCAGCACGCATTGCAGCACGTTCAAGAGGACTAGCCCTAGAGGCTTCACTTCTTGCGGCTCTAGCTGCGGCTTGAACGGTCTCAGCGAGCTTGCTTGTAGCTGCACTAGTTGCAAGAGGAACACCAGCACCAGTGAAAACACCAGCAGTAATTGCGGCTCCTTTTGTTGCCATTCCGGTGCCAGGAATAATTCCTTCAGCCACGTTTCCGACTGCCTCAATCGCTTTACCAGGCAGAGCAGTGACAGTTTTAACAGTACCTGCACCACGTTCAACGGCACTTAGCGCAGCTTGTCCAATAGCCCCAGGAGCTGTTGTTGCGACTGCCTGACCTGCCGTTCTAGCAGCAGCTACAGCAGGAGCTTTGAACAGCGTTTTGGCACCAGTTTTCAGAAGCGCAGATGCACCACCAGCGAGCATGGTAGGATCAACATACTGGAATCCTCTAGCGACTTCCTCAATAGGAGCACCTTTAAGGGTCGCTTCCATTGCAAAAAGCCTGTTGGTAATATCACGGTCACGAGTCTTTTCTCGCTCGATTAGGGAGTTGTAATCCTGTTCGGTGTTCTGAACTTGCGGCCTGAAGAATGGGATTGTTTCATCAGCAATCGTATCAACAGGTTTGTCATGCGTCTGGTTAAGAAACTCTTCCTTGCTAGGAATCGTTGAAGCTGGATTCAGAACCTTGTCTGCAATGTCAGCAAGACCAACTGTTCCAGCAATAACACCTTGTTTTGCGGATTCAGCAGCTTGACCAAACTCCCCTTCATAGGTTTTGTATGCTGCTGCTCCAATACCAGTTCCTACTTCATTGATGATCTTGCCAAAGGTATCAGTAGCGATTCCAAGAGCATCGCCAAAAGACGTTTTCTTTTCTGCCAGATGCTTACGATACAGCAGATAGTCATCATTCGACATAGAATCGAATGGGTTGACTAGATTGTTTCCTTCAATCGTGTTCTGCGTAGCCTGCTGAACTTCAAAAGCTACGTCTTGTCCTGAACGTGGATATTTCTCTTTCAGGTAGGCATCAATCTCCGCTTCCGGCAAGGAATCGGGAAACTCAACTTCGATGCCTCTGCTCGGAATAGATATGATTCTTGGCATAAATTATTGAGCTTGTGTTCGCATTTTACCATCCCACTGTTCTCTGTTCACCTGTGGAGTTTGAGTTGCTCCTGACTGCGATCCCTGCTGCTGGTTATTTGTTGTCATTGAAGATCGTTGTTTGATTTCATACAATCTTCTTTGCAAATCTCTTAGGCTGGCAATAGCTTGCTCATCAGTTCCACCCAGATTGATACTAGAAAGAGAATCTTTGATCATCTGACGTTCAGCATCAGAGAATGATCCTTGGCCAGCAAAAACGGTTGCACCAACAGCACCAACCTTAGATGCTAGATTTTGAATATCTTTCTGAATACCAGTTGTCTCACTCTTTAATACTGGACTAATGAAGTTCATGAAATCTCCGCTGCTACTAGCAGCCCATGCAATGTCGTTTTCTTTCGATAGTCTTAGTGCTTTTTGTGCTGGATTTTCTTTACTTAAATCATCAGGAGGTTTTGGCCCAATGAGTTTGTCTATTGATTGAACAGCATCATTGAGAATGTCATTCAGCTTGAATCCTTCAGCTTGTGATTCTTGTGCAGTCTTAAATGTTCTAATTTCACCGCTGGGAGTCATTCCCATTCCTGGGATTGGTTTTCCTTCAGGATCAAAAACAGGAGTGAATTGCATTCCTGCTTGCTGCGGCTGAACCTCGATCATCTGAGGAGATGAGAATCCACCACCGGAAACAGCGACTCGGTTAGTGCCAGGAATAGGCTGAACCTGCAATGGCTGCGGAAGTGAAGGAGCAGGCCCATAAAGCATTTCAACGTCTTTCAATGCTCGTTGACGAGCAATATCAACAGTTCCCGTAGCAATAAGCTCCTCCATGCCACCAACAGTTTGTGCAAGCTCATTAAACCGCTGTTCAACACGTTTGGCATATTCCAAACGCCTTGGATCGGGTTGCATCGTTTGTTGTGGTGCATAAGACTCAACCTGTGGCACAGGTGCAGCTTGTTGCATCATCCCCTGACCGAAACGAGCTAGAACATCAGAGGAAATAGGAGACTGCCCATAGCTCTGCCGAAGCAAATCTTGAGCATACGCATCTAGCCGTGGCATTTGCATTGGATCAGCCATATTAGTGTCCTTTAATAGGTTGGGAACAGAGGATTGATGGTAGGAAGCTGACCTGTTCCTTGTGGCATAGCAGGTTGATAATTAGATGCACCTCCAAGAACATTTATAATGTTGGAACGCCTAGTTGACAAATCTTGAGCCTGCGCAGCCCTCTGCATAGCCTGCTGCTGCATCTGGTAAGCCTGAGCCTGACGCTGCATATTAGCGATATTCATCTGCATCTGCTGTGAGGCAGCAAGGTCTTTCTCAAAAGACTGCATCTGTGGAAGAGACATTTGGCCGATGTTCTTATATCTCTCCGCAAGAGTCGGATCAATCGCTTGCCCAGATGCCTGAGAAACCTTCTCATACATGCTGTATTGCGTGGGAAGCGAGCCTTCTAGTTTGGCTTTGTCTTGTGCATTCTGCCGTCCTTGAAGGATACCACCAGCAACAGCAGATCCAGCAGTTTTGATAGCATCTCCGTAGTTTTTGCCAACCTGAAGCCAGGCATCCATGTAGCCAGCAGGAAGAACATTATATCCTCCGCTATATGATCCAAAGGGTGTTTGCATAATGTTTAGTCTTGAATGTAACTGATTTTGTCTTGTGGCGCCCACGGCACCATGTGTGAAATGTTCTCAATGGTCATTCCTAGCTTCGGGCATGTCACGAACTTAGTCGCATTTGAACGTCTATCAAGGCACCGAGTGCAGGCATGAACATAATCCACGTTATGCAGCTTATCCTGTTTCTCCTGCCATCCAGAAGCGGTCTTTTCATAGCGTCCTTCATCGTATGGAACACCGTTCCGCTCTAGGTATTCCCAGACTTCAGCATGAGTCCAATCACGGAGCGGAAAGAACATTGTAGCTTGCCCAGGAACAAAGCGAGCTTCGATCCTAGTGCCTGCATCACCGCCAAGAATAGGGTCAGAATCACAGCCCTTGTGACCAATCCAAAGTGCCTGGAATGGCTGAGTTTCCAGCAAAGCCTGCTTCGGCCTATTGAGAATATCCAAAGCACAGGTTGAAGGTTCACCTTCCACAGGTTCAACGATGCCAGTCGGACAGGTCAACCTAGTGCCGTTGAGCTGATACAGGTTCTGCACTTCAAACTCATCCTCATTCTGCTGAAATGCAGATTCCTGCGGGTGCCAAGTATGCACCAACAGCTTCCATTCACGGATGATTCGATCATGGAACTCGTATTTCCAGGGTTGCCAAGGCTCACGAAAGAAGATCACCGGCAGATTGATCCCCATGCCTCGCATGATATGAAGCAAGGCCATGCTATCCTTGCCACCTGACCAGCAGATCATGCCGTTAGGTAGCTTGGAGAATCCGTCAGCGATAAGGCTGCGTGTTTTGTCGAGTTTGGTCATCAGATTAGGACTGCTCCTACCATAATGCCAGCACTTGCACCAGCACCAATCATGGCACTTTTGTTTGCAGCATTTGCAGCACTAGCAGCAGCACTTCCCTGGCTTTTCTGTGCGGAAATATCCATGGCCATTTTTGATTCAGGATTGAAGAAACCTGTGCCGCTATACTGATCAGAAACACCTGTCAGACCCATCAGATTCTGCAAGCTGCCGCCGCCCATCATGGTCTGATAGTATTGAGGCATTCCAGAGGATTCAAGCTGGCTAGCCACCTGGCCGGCAAGACTCTGACGCTGCTGAAGTCGTTGCTGTCCCAGGCCATATTGGTTCAGGATTTCTGCGCCAACTGCTCTGTTGGTCAATCCAAGACCACGGTTAGCGAATGCAGCACGGCTAGCCTGCTGTGCCTGTCGAGTCTCTTCAGGTGTTAGTTCTGTTCCTGCTGCAAGCTGCTGTTCAGCCTGGCTTTTGAGACCAGAAAGCAATCCTTCAGTGCCTGCTGCCTGTCGGAAAGTCTGGACATACTGAGGAGCAAACTGGCCTAGCTGCTTAAGTTCTTCCTGACGCAATGCTGCTGTGTCTGCCGCCTCCATTGCCCTGTATTCAGGAGCAATCTGGGAAAGAATGCCAAGGTATCCTTGCTGATCACCGGTGCCTAGAAGCGAGCCTTCCAGCCCTTTGAGCTTCATTTCAGTGAAGGCTGGCCCATACTGACTTTCCAGGGAAAGCAGTTTAGGTGCAATCTTGGCCTGAGCATTCAGAGCACCGATCATTTGTGCCTGATAGGAAGGCACCTTTGGAGAACTAGCTTTCGATCCCATTGACTTTAGTTTTTAGAATGTTGAATGAATAGGCGTGAAAACGCTCCTGACCATGCCGCTGAAACACGATAAAGTCCAGAGGATACGGGCATATCCTGAGCATATCCTTCATGCTGCCTGCTGCAAGGTGGATAAACCAGGCATTGTGACTGTCAGTTTCGGTGAAGATGGTCTTTCCGTCCCAGAATGCAGGCTTGGCAAGCAGGAAAGAGTCAGGAGAACACCAGACAAAGCCGCCCTTGATGTATTCAGCCAGAAGTTCATGGAAAGGCGTCTCTCCATCAAACTTGGTGAACCATCGAAGAGCTTTTTGCCAGGGTTTCATTAGATGTCTCCAAATACAGTGAACATCATAGAGCCATCAGCTTCAACCAGTGAAGTGTAGTTTGAGGTCAGGCTGAATTGCTTTGTCGTTTTATCAAAGCCGGTGGCACCGATAATATTGCAACAAGTTGTTCCATAGCCTACACCATCATCACGCGAGAAGGTTGCGATGATCACATAATTAGATCCAGAAAACTCTGTCGTTAAATTGAATACAACGTCTGACCCTGTTGTTGACTCTTTAAACGCAGATGAAATACCTAATGCGTTGCCAACTCCAAGTGAATACCATTCAATGCCAACACTTGAAAGAGTGTTGGTGCTAGTGGTTTGAATTGTGAACTGATCAGCGTTTGGAACGGTTTGGATTTGATACCATCCATTCGTGAAGGTTCCTGTTCCTGTCAGTTTTAGGTATAGAGCATCCCCAACTCGCAACCCATGATTGTTTTTGTCTACATAAGCAGTAGTGCTACCTAATCTGAAAATGCTAGCTGTGACAGTAGTGGTGTCTATTGGTTTAATAGAAACCAATCCATAAAGTCGAGGAAGCACCACGAAAGGAACTGTTTTCAGCTTGTTGGAGTCGGAGGAATCCTTGATCAGGAACTCATCACCGTTTGCGACATTGGTCTTGGCAAGATTAACAACTACATTTCCCTGAAGGGTTCCAGCCAGAGTAGATTGAATCGTCGCCGTCTTGGCATACCAGTAAATGTTTCCAGAAGTAGCACCGCTATCAGCAACAGTGAAGGTGAACGTGTCTACATTCGTCACTGTGATCGAGTAGCTTCCTGAAAGCGTTGGATTGTTGTCAACATTGAACCAGAAGGTGTTTCCTGTGGTTAGCCCATGAGCTACTTTCGTGACTGTCATGGTAGTTGTTGACCTGGCATAGGTGCCAGAAATAACAGTCTGCCCGATGGTGCTATTGTCATTCAGGACAACAGGCTTATTGAAAGTAGCGGTTGCGCCAAAACTAGAGGCTGCGTTGAAGGTCGCTGAATCTGTGTCAGCATCGCCAATGGTAGTGTTTCCGCCAACGGTCAGGTTGCCAGTCACAGCAGCGTTAGTGCTAACCGTCAGAGCATTAACCGTTGTCGCTGGCATGTTTGCTGCCAGGTTCTCCAAAGTCACCTTTTTGACAGCAGCATCACTAACGTCATTGACTAGGAACTCATCAGCACTCGCAGGAGTTGTCAGACCAGTCTGAAGTCCAATGAAGTCAGGAAGCGGGGATGCTCCTGTGACATGGTTGTTAAGATCGGAAGCTGTGAGCGTCTGACCGGTAGTGAAGGGGGAAACCCCAGATTGAAGGCGAGCCATATTATTCAGAGGAGACTAGATTGCGACCAGAGATTGTTGCATCAAGGGAATAAGAACGCAAGACTGGCCTTCCTGCATTGCTCTGGAACAGAATATCAGCGGCATAGCCTCTGCGTCCAATCCTTGTTCGGATCGTTTTGTCCTCGTCAGTCTGGGAGGCAAAGCGAAGAAGGTCAACAGTGGCGTCTGGGTTGGTAATGACCACGGAAATCGTTACGTCATCACCGGCATTCAGCACAAAGTCAGTCTGCAAGCCGCTGAAACGCTTCTCGTCAAAGGTCTTGAAGTTGTAGCGACGGCTTAGAATCTGCCCTTCAATAGGATGCTGGATTGAACCTTCAGCGAATACGGCAGTAGTCGAACCAGTATCGGAACCAAGTTCACAGGTGCCGATGATAGGCGTTCCAGTGCCGTCATTGACGGTGTCCTGATCTGCCTCTTCCAGCAAGAACCAGTTCGTTCCAGATACAGCAAACATGCGTTTACTGCTGCCATACAGAGCCTGCATCAGGTTCCTTGGACTGTTCTGCACAGGGTAATTATCCAGCGATTCCCAGGCTTGATTCAGTAGCGAGTAGACGAGGATCGCATTATTCCTTGTCGAGGTATCCAGAGGAACGGCTAGGTAATAGCGATTGTTCCAGAATAGACCGCAGGAGAAGGAGGAATAATTAGCGTTAATTCGGTTAACTATATCGCTGATCGGTTCCGAAAGAGGACGCTGATCACCGATTAGCTTCAGGTCTAGCGTATGGGAAAGCTGATAGACTCCACGATCTGACAGGAAGAACACCTGCTGACCTGCAAGCTGAATGCTGCGACGAGCAGAGCACCCAAACTGGTTCGTTAGCGTCTGAATGAATGAGTCAGAGTTGATGCCTGGATCAATAGTCGCAGCAATCGCAGGAGGAGGAAGGTAAGCATAATAAATGCTATTCCGCTGGAAGATGAGAAACTTGTCCTCCTGAAACGGAGTGAAGCCAACAATGTAGTCATTTGCACCAGTATTGATCCTGAACTGATCCAGGCTTACATCAAAGACGTTCGGTTCGTAGTAGTTCGATGCTGCAATCTCATCACGACTTACGCAAAGGACAATCCTGCCCTGGAAATACATCCCAAAGTCAGCAGGAGGCATACAGACAGCATCACCGCCTTGAAGATAAGGATACTGCGTTCCCGTGTCCTGCTCAACTACGCTGACCGTCGAGCCATTCCAGACCAGTGCAGCCTTAGCCTTGATGCTGGTGAATGTATTATGACTATCACTTCCAAATGTGGTCGTTACGTAAGTCAGTGTCGTAGCAAGTGGAACACTCTCAACAAAGAAAGAACCAGACAATTCGTGATGGCTTGGAACGTAGATGATAATTTCATCTCCTACGCTGTATCCATGATTCGTTCCACCAAAGTCGAGTGTAACCGTTGATCCCGTTCTGCTAACTTTTGATGATCCAGTTGCACCTGTTACTGTAAGAGAACTGTTCCGACTGTATCCACGAAGAATATAAATCCTATCGGCTGCTTGGAAAGCATCACAAGGGTCTGTTGCGTCAATGTCACGAACATAGGTCGTTGAACTGATTGTTCTGGAAGGGAAGTCATACTTGCTCGATGTGTTCCCTGTGGCTGTATTGTAAGTATACAAGCCATCGGAAGTCACCAGAATCAGGTATTCAGTGCCGTTGGTGTCGAGATAGGTGCAGCTAGTGCGGAAATCCGCATTGCCGTTGATCATGCTCGAAAGCGTCAAATCCTTACAGCCTGACCGAACAGCAGCATTGCCCCTGTCCATTCGCATGTTCTTTGCGAGCTGGACAAATCCAGGCTGGATATTCACCGGATTGTCACGGCTTGCCATGCCGACAAATCCAGCGTCACCGTCTGTCTGATAAGGGGAATTTGGCATGGTTTAACTTTCCATCTAAAAGGAGGCAATCAAGCAGTTGCCTGAAAGTGCATGGCATCTCTGCCCCAGAATGCACCGGCAGAAAGCCAGCCTTCCTTGGCAAAGGCTTCCATGACCTCAAAAGGCATCGTAGCGACGATAGGCCAGGAGACGCTATTGCCGTTTTTGTCAGGGCAGAAGTCCACGGCTGCACCTCTAGCGTGCATACTTGGCAGGCTTCCGTTTCTCATCGTGCGGTTGTTGAAGCATCCAGCATACTCTGCCAGAACCTCAGGATTGCTCTTCTGAATGCTCTGAAGCACCCTTTTCAGCGATTCTGCCACTTTTGCATGGCATCTGATACTATGAACAGCCTTTCCTTCGTATTTGAGGCCCATTCCAGCCACTTCAAGCACAGTCAGCTTAGATTCATCGCCAGGATCACCAAAGAAGGCAGAAAGGCTTTTCTGGTCGCTCTTCGGCCAAGGGTTAGGGGACGGCATCAGTCTCCGCAGATACTTCTGGCAAGCAGCAATGGACTTTGGCCCCCAGAAACCATCAGGCTCTGTGCCAATCTTTTCCTGAATGCGCTTGATGCCGTATTGAGTCACTTCTTCGGAGTGATAGCGACTAGAGCGATGCCAGCAGCAGCCTGGACAAGATCACCAACGGCACCAGCGAGTTCAGGAGGCAGAGGAACGCCAAAAGCGGTCAGGATAGTAGCAATGCCAAGCCAGGTGGATTTCTCTTTGAGTTTGGAGAGGAGGAGTTTCATGGTTACTTTTTAGCTATGCTTTTCAGCGTTTCGAGTATCATCACGGTTCTTTCATCTAGCCTGTTCAAGACTGCGCTCTGCTGTTTGTCTGATTCCTGAAGTTGTATGATGTCGCGTTGAGCATCTTCAATCGCCGCCGCCTTAGCACTTGCAAGCCATGTGACATAGCCTGCGGTGCTGAAAGCGGAAAGCACAACAGTGATCCAAGCTGTGTTGATCTTGATCAGGTTGCTCATTGCTCGTCAATCTGTTTTGCTGCTGCGAACCATTCAGCAACTTGTTCCTGGGTTTTGTTGAGTGCAACTCTGAACTGGTCAACCACAGGATGAGTGCTTCTCACTGTCGGTGCTTTGTCCCACCAAGTCTGAGCCTGGAATTTCTGGTTTACATCGCTGATCTGACTGATCCACGCACTAATCTGAATGCAAATGTCACGACCCATGGCAAGACGTAGCGCAGCCATAGTGACCGAAACGGCAGGCATTGGCCTGTTTGCCCAAGCTGCTTCAATCTCAGCCTCGGTGGGTTTCGGCGTGCCGTCGAGCATTACCAGTCCATCGTAGGTTTCAGGGTCGAGTTTGAAAGATGCACCTGGGCAGGCCAGTGCTACGGCTTCAGCGAGGTTGTATGATGGGACTGGCATGTTAGGTTCCTACCTCCATAAGGAGGATGGTTGATGAGGCACGGCTAAAAGTAGCCGCATCGGTGTCGGTATGACTCCTATTTAGGTAAACCGTAGATGAAGTATTTGAGGCAATTTCTATCTCATAGGTCAGAGCCGAGGTTGACGCCGGGGAGTCCAAATACTGAATAATGGCTGATTGAATGGCGGCAGCGTTGTTGGCGGCTGACTGAGCGGTAACCCTGGCCCGACTGCCTGCCGTGTCGCCTTGAATCAAGATGCTGCCGCTTTTTGTGAGCCTAATGTTTGTCCAATTAGATGTGTTGCCGCCACATGACAGCATAGCAAGCACAAGCACTTTTGACGAGCTAGACGAAGGCGTAATACTTCCGCTAAACACGCTGCTGAAAGTTTGTCCGGTAACGCTCGCCGTGTCCGTCTTGGTCGCCTGGACAACCTGAAGAATCTTGCCGCCTCCACTCGCTGAAGGCGTTGCCCAGGTTCCATCACCACGCCAGAATGTCGAGGAACTTGCACTGGTTCCGCTGTTGAGATTGCCAACTGGAAGGTTGCCGCTAACTCCGGTTGAGAGAGGCAGTCCTGTGCAGTTCGTCAGTGTTCCACTGGAAGGCGTTCCTAATGCGCCACCGCTAGTTAGATAGGTTCCAGCAGCTTGATAAATCCCGTCGAAGTAAGTCTTGAGCGTTGCCTTAACGTTAGCCCAGGTGACCTTTTTCAGCACGTTGCTCGCAGCCGAGTCAATAAGTGCAGTCGTGTCAGCATCAACAGGTGTCGTTTTTGCCGTAGCTCCATGAATAGCAGAACCAACATTTCCTGCATCTGTCACGTCAGCAGCAGCTTCAATGCCGTCGAGCTTAGTGGCATAGGTTGAGGTCATCAGACCGTCCTGGCTAGCAGTGGCATCCCTGATCTTATCTGAGCCACCTGTGACATGGCTGGAAGCATGACTGGTTGGTGTCCTAGCGTTAGACAAACGAGAGTCATCACCAGCACAGACGGTTCCAGCGGTGGTTCCAATGTCACCTGGCTGAAGAGAGGAATCAGCAAGATTTCCCTGAGCTGCTGTTGCAAAGGCAGTTGTGTTCTCGTTTGCAGCAGTCCCCAAAGCATTCACCGCAGCGATTGTGCTGTTCAGCTTAGAGCGAACAGAAGAACCTGCTTCACCGTTTGAAATTGTTCCGATTGGCATAAAAGTTAATCAATCCAAGTTTCGCTGTCCAACCAGACGCCAGGATCATCCCAAAGACCCGTTGCAAGTATCCAAGTGCCTGTTGGAGCAATATCGCTCACAGCAGAGGGTGATGCAACCAGACTGATATTGAGGCAAAGAGCGTGCATTATGTTCCTGGAATAAATGCCGTTGCTGTGTTGCTAGAAGGCCCGTCTCCTGCGTTATTAAATGGCACGATTCTGAAATACCACGATCCCTCGTCTCCAACACTAACAGTGTAATCAAAGAAAAGGGAGTTTGTCGAAGCATCTCGATTGAACGAAACGCCATCTCGACTAGTCTCGACGGCATAGCTAAATCCTTCCGAATCCGTCTTATTGCTGGCCGTCCATTCAAGGTTAACCGTGTATGACGTAGATGCAACATCAGCTGTCAGAACTGGCGCAACAGTCGGAGGCGTAAGCGGGCCAGAGTCTACAATAGACCCTGATCCTCCTACATGCAGCGATAGAACGAGACCGTTCACAGCTTACATTTTGTATGCACGAACCTTGCCGCTGGTGAGAGTAAAGGCAGTAATGCCAAGACCATTGTAAAGGATGGTGCCAGCAGGAATGCTGAAGCCGGTCATCGCATCACCAGACTTTGCATTTTCGGTGAACGTGCTGAACTCAGCAGCTTCAAGCACCTGAATAGCGTAGAACTTACCAGTGACGGCAGTGGTTCCAGTTTCGACAACAACACCAAGAGCGGCACCGCTATGACCTGAGATTTGGACGTTTGAATTCATTGTTTAGTAAGTGTTAATCATGTTCATGCGTCTGATCTGACCTTCAGCACGCAAAACCCTATCAATCTGAAGCATTTTGACGTTTTCAGCTTCAGCTTCTGCCATCGCAGCATTGTCAATCTGTCCTTCCGTCCTCAGATAGTCGGAGAACACGGCTTTAGTGACGTAATCACCGCAGAAGTAAGGGACTTTCACCAGTGACCAGCTATTCGGTGTCGAGGTAGGTGACTGTCCCTGAGTCGTTGCCGTTGTGCAGGTATAGAAGTTGCCAGAAGAAGCGGCAGTCGTGGAAGGCAAATAACTTCCTGTGTTCGTTCCGCTGTCAAAGTAGACCTGTGCGCCAACGGAATAGACCGAGTTAGCATTGTAGGACTCGCCAAACAGGTCAGGCTTTGGCAAGCGATACTCAACCCAGACTGGCGTTGTGCTGTCCATGATGATGATTCGGCGGTTAGTGCCATCGTCATCGAGATAATAAGCCACAGGAACAGCCCTTGCTGTGACTTTAGGGTTGAGAGTGTAGACTTGCAGGATGTCACCCATGCTGCTCGTCAAGTTGATGTATTGAACGCCTTCGCTGTCTGTCGTGGAACTCATCTCAGCCACCCTGACAATGTCAGGCCATGGTTCCTGCTCCCAGATGTGAGCAATGCGCTGTGAAGCAAAGTCACGCACCATGCGAAAGGTGCTGTCTTGGATTGCACTACGATCAAGACCGCACAAAGTGACGGCACGATAAAGAATGTCGCTGAAATTGATCGTTCTCACGCAAATACTTTACGGTATTTAACCTGGCGAGTCGAGGACGGTTCTGAAGCAAAACCAAACTGCATCTTGGTTCCTTTGGAGTTGACCTTGCAGTAAGGGTTATTCTTCTCGTATTCGTTCAAGAAGTTAGGGTCTTTCCAGCAGTCGTATCCCAGACGCTGACCCCAGTAGTGATATGAGTCAGGATCAACACGCATCCTGAGCCTTCCGATTCCTTCAAGGCTACGGTGTTCAAGGTTATTCACCCTTCCGACCTGTTGCGCTCGTGCCTCCGCTACCACCTTCCGAAAGTTCCAGCCCGTCTTGAACTCTTTAAGCATGTCGCGTTGTAGTTCTTCAGGGATGGTTTCAATCATAGGTGATAGCGGAGTTGTGTTACGAGGACGCTAGAACTTAGGCAGGGTCAAACTTGCCAAGGCCAAGAGGATTCTTGACCACCAGGCCAGCCACCGCTTTGATCAGGCGGGCAGGGCCACCACCAGCGTCAGGAAGTTCCGTGACTTCAGGAAGGTTCGTGTAACGAAGTTCCAGAAGTTCCATGTCGAGCACATAACCGTTGTCGGCGTCTGGCATGAACAGGGAAGGATGCAGCTTGATGCGACCGAAGTCACCTTCAAAGATGTCAACGCTGGCGATGTAGGCATCGCTGTTGGCATCGCGGCTGAAGGTGCGGATGGCAGTGCCACCGGCACCGGTAACACCAACAGTGCTGGTGCTGCTGAGGGTGGTGGTGAACAGCAGGTTGCTGAAGGCACGCTTCAGGTTGGTGCCGACCACACCGTCATATTCCTTGAACTGACCAGTCTGGCCATAGATCGAGGTAAGAACAGCCTGGATGTTCGTTTCTGTCAGGCTAGCGGTTGCCGTGGTGGCAATGCTGGCAGAAGGCGTGCGATAGGCAGAAGGAACCTGAAGAACAGAACCGCCGCTGGTGCTGATCCATTTGCCAAGAGCTTTGGTCTGGTAGGGATCGGTGCCATCGTCTAGCTTGGCGTCATTGTCGCTGGAAACCGTGGCTTCCATGTCACGCTTCAGGAGCTTGATGCCTTTGGCGACCATGCCAGCGAGTTCATCACGCAGACCGGCGACAACAGACACGTCAACAGCCAGAGGCGAAACGCGGATTGCACGCTGGAACACCTGGATGTAGTTGCTGATGATAGCACGACCAGAGTTCAGGTTTTCATAGCTGGAAACGTCAACACCGTCAACGCTACCAGTGGTAACGGCGGCAGGCATGTTGTCAGCCTGCCACTGAAGCAGGGTGTTGCCAGGCTTGTTGCCCTTAGGGGCCATGGAGACGATAGGAGTGTCCTTAGCGTCAACGAGGGAGATGTAGTCAGCAAGATCTTCGCGCTTGCCAACCTGAGAACGTTCAAAAAGAGCGGCCATAATAGTTAGTTTTCTTTGATTTGAGTTTTAGAGGAACCTTTCAGCGATTAGTGCCTTGAGGTTGTTTTCATTTGGTGACTTGCGGAAACTTTCTTCAGCGAACTTGGATTTCACAGACTTTGGAGTAAGCGAAGCCGGTGCAGATGTTGCCTTGGGTGCCACAGGTGCCTTCTTAACAGGTTGCGGTTGCTTCTTGCTGTTGCTTTCCCGCATCTTCCGCCCTTCGATCATGTCACCAATGGAGACTTTGAAGTCAGGGAACTTCTGAATTTCTGGGAATGCCTCAATAATCTGCTTTGCGAACTGGTATTCAGGCGACTGCCGCTGTTTCCAGAATGGATACATCTTTTCAGCTTCAGCATCATACTGCTTGCGAACTGCAACGTATTGAAGCTGTGCTGGAAGATGTTCTTCCAGTGCATCAACGGCATTCAGGCGAATCTTCCTAACTTCTTCAGCGGAATACTCGACTTCCCTGCCATCTTTGCCGGTAACAATCGCGCCATCAGGATTCTCTTCGGCCCACCGTCTGACCTGTCGAGCGTTCTTGATCTCATCCTGAATATCGCGTTCAGATTGAAGCGCAAAATACGGGTTAAGGTCTTTTCCAACAGGTATCACCTCTCTTTCGACAGGCTTGTCCGTGGATTCCAGCTCTTTCAGTCGTTCAGTTAGCTCATCAATCTGCTTTTCAGCTTCCTTTCGCTTGGCAATTAGCTTGTCAATGCGCTTCTGGACACCTTTTGGCAGGTTTTTAGAGGTCTGTTCGGCTTCATCCTCCGTCTCCTTCTCCTGTTCAGCAGAATCAGCTTCTTCAGAGTCGGTTTCAGATTCAGTTTCAGAAGCATCATCTTCCATTTCCGGTTGAGCATCTTCTGCTTCACCGTCAGTTTCAGATTCAGTTTCTGTCTCAGTCTCAGCCTGAGCGGGCTGCTTTTCTTCATCAGCGAAAAGGGACTGGCGGAGCAAGCCGGTCAACTGTTCAGTGTCTATGGGCTTGTTTGGCATCGTGATTTTGGAAGGTTCACTAACCGTTTCGGAGTTATCGGGCATGTGGCAGACTGTTTAATGACTGTTCAGAAGTCGGAGGCATGGTTTGTGAAACCAAGAAACTAGGAGAATGCTAATATGCAGCGAAAGTGACTCAAGGGTTAAATTT